GGATATTCTTGATTGTTCATAATTCAACCTACGCAAAACTTATCACTAATCTGGCTTGCCAAGTCTCTGGCAGCACCAGAAAGGAATCGGTTGTTACTGAAATACAACGCTGTAGATGCTTGGTTGAGGTACTCGACCACCGTTTTTAAAAGTTTGGCCTGCTCCCCACTCAAAACTAAACCACTGTCACCAGCATGAGAAGGCAACACTGGCGACGGATCACCATAAGCCTTCTCGTAATTATTAGTATAAAAGTTGTTGCACTTATAGTCACTATGCTTTTGTGGACTGTTAAGTTCCTTATTAAAGTCTACCCACACACTATCCTGAGTATTCTTTTGACCACAATAATCGGCACTGCTATTTGTATAGACTGCTCTTTGACTATTAAGTTCATTCAGAATCTTTGCAGCAGCATCAACCGTTACAGGAAGTCCAGTAGCATCAGACTTCTTATAGGTTTTTCTCCACTGGTCAAACCAAGCATCACTAGTAGCATTAGGAACAATGGTTACTGTTGCTGGCTGACCATTTAATGCAGAGATTAAATCTTGAACATTAATTCTATGACCAGTTGAGCCAGTCAGAATACTTGTAAAGTAAGATGCTTTCTTTTCCCAGCACTTACGCCACCAAGTATAAGGAACTCGATAAATCTGATTAATCTTGATGGCTCGTGCATCTCCACCAAAGTAATTTACCAGTTTCTTCTGAATACCATTCCATGTGGTTTGATTAACTAGAGTTCGACTCTGATCGTCCAGAATCCAATAAATCTGATAACCATTACGAGTATCAACTACCCAACTTGGCTTAACAGCAAAGTTATTGATCTTATCAAGAGCAGACTGCTTAAACTTCATAACCTCTTTACTGGGCAGATAGTTTCCAGCAGCGTCTCGTCCAGCATCAATATCTACAAAACAACAAGCAATGGTATTGATAGCATACTGCTTTCGTCCACCGTTAACATAGAAGTAAGCATCAGAGTTGCTATTCTCATTAGCATTACGAACCTCAACAAGATCATTAGTATGCTTCATACTACTAATCTTTCTACGAGGATCTCCATTATAGCAAAAGATATGACCAACCAGATTAAAAGAATTTAGAAACTGCTCTTGCAGTCCATTCCACGAATTAGCATAACGCTTTTCAGCACTGCTGTTAGCCTTGTCATACGGATTAAAACCAAGTTCCATCTTAAACATATTTCACCATTACCTGTAATTGTAAACAACCCAAACCAATATCGGGATAGCAACCTCTACTATCATTAGCGATATAAAATAGCGGGAGAGGAATTGAACCTCTCTCAAATAGCGTTTGTTGAGTTTCCCAACCAGAGGCTATTATCTTAGTCACCAGACTCCACTTTATTTTTATTAATCAGTTATAATCGTCGTAATCTTCCTCATCATCTTCAGCATAAGCCTCTTCGTCATCATCCTCATTCCATCCCCAATCATAATCATTATCATAATCTTCATCCTCATCCTCGTAATCATCCTCACTAAAGACAGATGAATAAAGAGGCTTGAGAAGTTCGCCTTGATACTCTCCGACAACTTCATATCGGCAAGTGCGAAGTTTCTCATAGTTACAATCACTAGGAACACTCACAACATCAGCAGGATTAATCTTAACGATAACGATCTTATCGCCATTTTCAAGACTGCCATAACCGGCCACATAATTCAATGCACCAGCATGAAGCCCATTAGAGCAACCTCGGCCACGATCATCATCAACCTTTGATCGGGTCATTTCACAAACATTACCAACATGATTATCAAATACTCCGCGATATTTGTCCATGTAATCTGCTCTGACTGCCTTATAAGCAAGGAAATAACCATCCTCAGTAATGGGCAGATGCTCATGCTCAAGGAAATCATAGAGTTCCTTTTGACTTTGCATACTAGGATTACCCATAAGATTATTCAGGAAATTAACAAGAGGCTGAAAAGGCAGACCCTTGCTCATAAACTCCAGAATTCTCTTGCTAATCGACCCATGAACAACCTCACCCTCATAAGTTACCTGACCATTCTTGATCTCAACAAGACCGTCACTAAAAGTAGCAACCGCCTTCTCAATATCAATCATTTCAATCAACTCGTCAGATGTTGCAGTAGGCAATGCCTCCAGAATCATCTTGTAGTTAAGGTGGTCAGGCAGAACTTGAAAACTCTTGTTGTTCAGCACAACCGTCAGATTACCATCAACAAACATAAACGGAACACTCATGATATAAACTCCTATTGTTTTTAGTTACCTTGTGAATTACTTGATCAAACTACTCAACTGAATCTTAAACAATTCAACCTTGTCGCTATCCATACTCTCAACCCATACAGCATTATTTCTCTTACCATAATAATTATCAGCAAATTGAGAGATAGGATTATACTTGCTGTCCAAATCTCTAAGATTGCCATTAATCTGGTTGCTTCCCATAATATACTTCAGCATCGGGTTCTTGTCAACCTCGACTTTAAGAATTTTCTTCAAGTCTGCCGCTTTGGTCAAATTATACTTGATTGCTTTAGCATCAGACTTAAACAATTTAGTATATCCCTCAATATCATCAGAATGGTCAAACATCTGATGTTGAATATTTATAAGAGTGTTATATTGTACATTTTTCTTCTTGAGTTCCTTACTATCAAGATGATCAATACCTCGATCCTTGAGCAAAGAGTTGATATGGTCAAAATATTCAGTCTGAGAGAATCGTTTCAGATCAAAAGTTGCTCTGTGCATAGTATCGGCAAAGAATTCCATTACAAGAAAACTATCAATAATATTGGATAGTTCAGTATTCTTGATATATTTCTTATATTCAAGACCAAAAATACTCAACATATGACAAGAGAACTGACTAACCAATGTTCCATGATTGTAATAATAATTATCGTTATCACCATCCTTACTGATAAATTCCTTTTTGTAGAATTCAACAATAGAGTTGTACTCATTGGTATTGTTAAAATAACTCTTAATCTTTGTTGAGAGAATCTTTTTAAACCAAGTATTAAAGTCAACAAGATTGTGTCCTTCACTGGTCATTTTTGCTACAAAATTGCTCTTGATAGCATAAACCTTCACATCTCCAAATAGTCCCTTGATATTCTCATTATCAAATAGCGATACAATATTATTAATCTTAGGAAACTCTGGTGTGCTTTGATAACGAAGAATAGGAACATAAATGATAGAATCACTATCACTCAATTCGTCTAGTTCGTCACTTGTAAGAGTTTTCAAACTAAGAGCATCGTTATATTCGACACTAAGTTTACCAGAATCCTTAGACTGACCATGAATAAAGAATATATCTTGATCGCTCACACTACCATTACTATTTCTGACTCCACTTTTACGAGGGCCAGAACTTTGAGTAAGATGTTTATAATCAGAAACCTTGAGCAGATTCTCACTACCGACATCATTAATCAGATCATCAAAACCCTTGTCGCTTTGAGTATGATCCTTTGTGTCCATAATCATGTAAGCAAAACAATCATTTTGATTACAATAACGTGTCACAATCTTCTTGGCAGTTTCTTCACCCTTAACGTCACAAACAAAAAAAGCAATTTTCCCATTCTTCTTCTGACTATTCCAGTAAGAATATCCCTTACCAGTAAGAGTATCATGATGGATTTTGTCTGTTAGAGAAATAAGGCGTCGTGAACGATACCCGCTGCTCTTGTAATTAAAAACGTACAGGTTCTTGCCAGCCTTGATTTTATATTCAAGGTCAGCACCACTATTAATATTGTGGCTCTTACCATTAGGGTCAGTCCAAGATGCACCAACACCCCATCCACCAGACAATTCATTCATCTGATAATATGTTGTGATAGCCTCAATCTTGGTCTTAGCAGCAGAAATCTTCTTACTAAATTCATCCTTCATCTCAAGATAAATCTCTTGAGTCTTTTGACGCAGAGTTTTAATAACGCTCTTAGTATACTGCAAACCTTCACGGGAAACGTCCATTTCCAGTTCGCCAATACCAAAATCAAGTTCCAGATAAAGACCAGAGTTAATGATCTCAGTAACGAAACTCTTCCACGAATCAATATCGGCTTTCTGGAAAGCCCTATTCCACTTGGCAATATGATCTGGTTGATCTTCCTTTTCCTGACCAATAATCTGAGCGGTCTGAACAGGATATGCAATATTTCCCATGATAGCAACAACACCACTATCAATACGATGATAATTATTAGGATAATACTGAGTATCGTTATTAAGTCTGCAAACTCTCCAGCCATTACCGCTGATCACAATATTAGTATTGCTATACTTATGATCTTGCAGATTATCTCCAAGTCCACCCTCAATAATAGGTTTCATTCGGAAATAATGGAAAATCCTGATAGCCTTATTGGTAAACTCACTAAAATCATGGTTCTTAACAGCAAAACTGATTTCAAGACCATTAGCCTCATCAGTTTCACAAGTATTAAAAAGATTCAGAGTAGGAACACCGCTGTCATCAATAGCGGCGATATAAGTATACTTAGTTCCATTAAAATAAGAACTGGTGGTAAAACTCTTGGTATAAGCAAACGGACTCTTGCTACCAAGACCAAGACAACCTACAAAATCGTTGCTATCATTCTTATTAGAAGCACCGTAAGTTGTATACAGGTTCTCCATATCTCCCTGACTAAGACCAGTGCCATAATCACGCACGGTAAAAGAAGGATTAGCAGATGTTGGCAAGATCACCTTGAAGGGATTCTTATTACCAGCACTAATATGACTATCATAAGCATTAGTAGACAGTTCACGAATAACTGCCATCACCTTATCGGAATAAAGAGAGTCCGAAAGGATTTTAAACATTTTGCTAGTCTGAGCGATTGTAAAACCAGACTCGCTACGAACACCAGCACTATGAGTCTCAATAACGCGATCTGCCAACTTCATCTTTATGTCTCCAAATGTCCTGTGAATCGTTCCTGTGATAGTCCAATCATACCACAGTGTTATCGGTTGTCAAGCCCCTCTATCTTTAGATTGTATCGCCATCCATCCTAAATATGCCGTAAGGAGTCCAAAAAATCTGAGTAAATTAACTGGTAAAAAACACCAATATATTCCTATTAAAATGCTCAAAAGTCCCATTATGTATATTACGAATTTTGGAATGAATCTTGATTTACTTAATAACCACGTTGCTGGCCCAAGTAGCACCACAAATAAAAACATTAGTGTTACTAGTAATGCCAAACTAGCCATTAACTTTCGTCCTCATGAATATTCCATTCGCTTTCCTCCTCATCATCATCATCTTCGTCATTGTTGTATGAAAAATTTCTTTCATCATAAGGAGTCCAGTCTTCTTCATCGTCTAAATCATCTCCATTCATGGATTCAGCGTCCTCAATAAAAACAGTTATAGTATTGAGTATGTCAAATAATTTAATCAGAGTGTCATCCATAGATCGTATTTTATTTTCTATGTTTTTGACACTTTTTTTAAGATCAGATATTTCTTTAACTACTTCTTTAGATATGCTATTATCTATACTATGTAGTTCTTTATTTTGCTTATTGATTTCTCTGATTATATCGTTAAATTCTTTAGACATAAATAATACTCCTTATACTAAAGAATACACCATCTAATCACACCAATAAGAATCGCTACAACGACATTGATACCTACTACAATAACCGCATTTTGGGCCAGGAGTTCCCATGCCCCAAGCATCAGCATCACGATTAAAACTCTCAGGCCCAGTATCAATACAGACCAGTTTAGCCTTATTATTTCGTTTCACATAACCAATATTCCAATAATGACAATCCCAAAATCTTAGACGAGTTTTGTTCTCAATAGTTTCCACAAGATTCTGAATATCTCGTAATCGTTTTTTCATCACCTTTTCGTCGAGAATTTTAGCTCTTTCTGTAACATATCCCCAATTTGTTTCATCTCCCCATTCATATTTTAATTTGGTGATTTTGCCAATAACTTTTGGGGCAAGATCAAATTTACTTAGTAGTTTTTGTTTGTTGTAAGTAACTGTGGCACTCTTTTTGCTGCCAAATTGTTTGAATCCAAGAGTTTTATCCTCTTTTATCCAATAGAATTCAGCACAACCACCTTCTTCAAAACAACCAAAACCATCATCGTGAATTGTATACTTCATCTTCTCTGATAATATTCCCTGTTAGTTGTTCAACAATATCAATGGCTATTTTTAGTTCACTTGTTTCCAGAATTTTAATAGGAGTTCGTGCAAAATCAAACTTGAATGTTCCAGTAACCATATAATATGGATCATCAATTCCTATACCATCAACATTAAAGTATTCTTCTAAAGAATTTACTTCTTCTGGTATAAGTCCGCCATTATAGTCACTAATATCTCGAATAGTGAGAATATGATAATGAAGAATATGAGATCGTGGATTACCTTCATTAGAACACCATCCCTTAAAATACCTATTTGGATAACTTACCACTTTTCCAATCCCCTTTTAGAAATTCTTCTCTGTTTGAATAGAGAGGTATTAGTTTATCATCCTTGTCATCAAACCTATTATAATGCAAAGTTAGATTGTATAGATCATGTCTGTCGTTAATTAAACCATAGGCAACAGGTTGACTAAAAATGGTTTTAATTTTTTCCTTCAGAGCGACCAATTCTTTTTCACAACTTAACCAACGATTATTATCTTCAACACTATTCTGATTAGCATTGAAAGCATTTTGTGCTAAATCTCTTTTGGCTTCTCGTAACTTTTCTAATTCATTCTTGGCATTTAATACTGTGAATCGTGTTAAATTCCAACGCCCAGTATTTATTGCTGTTTCACAGCACTGAATTAAATAGTCTAGTGGATTGGAGTTTTCATTCATGTGGAGAATCCTATCTTAAACTTTTCTGCTAATACAACTTCGATCTGGTTTGGTGAAAAATCATGAACATCGTATGAGCGACCATTCCACCAGCCACAAGAATAGGTAACTGTATTATCTCCAGTTATATTAATACCAATAATACTTCCATAAATAGATTCAGTGCCTTCTCCTGTCAACTTAACCTTACTACCAATCTTATATAGTTCTAGAACATTTTTGCTCATTGGTTTTCCTTTCGATAATTATCATTCTACAAATAGGAGCGGTGGGAGTCGAACCCACACTGGAAGGATTTTAAGTCCTTTGTCTGCTGCCAATTGGACTACGCTCCCATATAAGTGACCGACTACAACAATCAATGATTTGAGGTTGAATCTTTTGTGTGCCTCAAACATTTAAACTATTGTAGCCGATCACCCTTTTGGTTTTAATCAACCGTTCGCATGAGCCTTGAGGCGACGAACAACCTCTGCCATAGCCTCTACGTTGTCAACCGTCTTGGTTGGCTTCGCACGTTCCATAGCGGGCAGTTCAATACCCTTCTTGGTCAGAGCGGACTTTGTACGAGCATAACGAGCCATCGTACTAGCAACCTTCTGACCAGTCTTAACGGCAATCTCAGCATAAGTCTTGCTGGAGAAAACCGCCTCAAGGAACTGCTCGTCACTGCAACGAACACGACTCTGCTTATCAACCGTAGTAACTTCAGCCATAATCAACCTCCAAATCATTTCCAAGTCTTGTCTTGCGAGTCAGTCGCATGACTGATACTCTCGCTTGACTCCTTCATTCTAACATCCATTATCGGCTTGTCAACTGGGCGACCTTGAATTTTTTCTCTCTGTCGCCAAATAGTTTCTGAATCTCTTTAAAACTGTACGGAGTACCAAATCCAACCCCATCCCTTTTATTATCCACGCCCACATCAAGCGTAAAGCGTCCTAGTGATTCATCCTCGTTGTGAAGTCTGCCGTGAACATGACCATAAAGCATCCAACTTTTACGATAACTTTTGTTCCATGCTCTCATAGGATAGTGAAACAGAATTATCTTTTGATTACAGTAGGTTATTTCTTTCATTAGTGCTATAGAAGAAAAATCTTTTTCACTAAATTTATCCTCATTGTCATGGTTGCCAAGAATCACATGAATATCTTCACAATTTATTTGTTTTCTATATTTCTTAGGATCACCACCCCTATGACAAAAATCTCCAAGAAAATAAAGAGTATCCTTTGGCTTAACAACACTATTGATATTATCAATAATGGTCTTATTCATTTCGTGAGTATCAGTAAATGGTCTTTTGCAATAACCCACAATATTCTTGTGTCCAAAGTGGGTATCGGAGATAAAATAAATCATTATTCGTCAATAGGTAGAACTATTCCAAGTAGAAGATAAATCCAAAATAAAATACTTCCTGTAAAAATTGCTCCAAATACAAATCCTAATCTTATTAGTGATGAATCTATGCCCGTGGCCTTGGCTAATCCTCCACAAACTCCGAATATCATTTTGTCGTGACTATTTTTGGCTAGGCGACCCATATTATACCTCTACTAAAAAGTCGTTGTTTACTGAATTTTCTCTATCATATATTAATGATAATGTTTCTTTAAGATTATCATTCTCTACTTCAAGAGTTTTAATAATCGACTCTGCCTGATTAAGAGCCTTAGTTAGATGATATACTTTATTTGCTAGTTCATCAGCAACATAATTTTTCATTATCATAGTAGCCTCCTTGATAGTATTAAGAGACAGTATTATATACACCCATTAATAAACATACCTAAATCTTTTAGTTGGTCTTTATTAAGAATAATTTGATCAGAGTATGGGCGATTATGAATTAAAACCTGATAAATATACCTTAATTTCTGCCAAAATGACATTTTATGACCATAAGATGACATATTCTCATATATTGACAGTTCTGTTATTTCATATTCAATATCGTGTTCTAATACCAGAACCTCACTCCTACAATCACACAATATGAATGTGGTTTTATTTTTTTCGAACTTTACCATGTTTAGTATTTTTGCTTTTTCTGAAGATTCTTTCATAGTTTTTGTCCCATGTTTCTTGACTTACTGATCGCGGTCTTTTTTTAGAACCTTTACCATTCTCGCTCATAATATCTTAAACCTTTTGAATTAACCAACTACAATCACAGAAAGTTTGTAAATGAAAATTATTGCTATTTATAAATTCGTCTATTGCTCTTTTGCAGTCGGGCCAAGATTCCTGATTATAATCATGACCGCATAAAAACCCACCCTTTTTAATTTTTGGATACCATACAGATATGTCTTGTTTTACAGAATTATACGAATGATCTCCATCGATATAAACAACGTCAATTTCGTAGTTGACTGTTTCTGCAAATTTTTTAGAAGAAGTGTGGTGAATTTTAACATGATTTTTACCCGATGTAGATATTCTAGTATCAAAAAGATTTTTAACATTTAAATCTGGCCATACATCTACACAATGCAGATTTTTTATCTGAGGAAATCCCAAAACCAAGGCTGTGGATTCTCCAATATAGCAGCCTATTTCTACATAATGTTCTATATTAGGATTAATAGATACAATATAGTTTAACATATTGAGAAGACCAACTACTTGGGTAGAGTTTTCTGTTTGCCAACTAGGAAAAAATCTTACAGACTTATAATTTATCATTCTAGAACAAAACTCCAATAGTCTTTTGGTGTACTACCTATTATAGTATGTTCAAAGACGATTAGCAAGGAGTCAATATGAATAATAAGATTCATGGAATATATTCAATATCAAATAAAATTAATGGAAAAAGTTATATCGGCTCTAGTTGTGATATAATTCGCAGATGGAGACATCACGAGCAAAATTTAAATAAAGGAATTCATCACTGTATTTATCTTCAAAGAGCGTGGAATAAATATGGCAAAAATAATTTTGTATTCCATATTGAAGCAAAATGTACAAAGGATAATTTAATTAGTCTTGAGCAATCATTTTTGGATAAGGCGAAACTGAATCGAAAACAATACTACAATTCTACATATCATGCTGGTGGACAAGAACCAAAAAATGTAACTAAAAAACAAAAACAAGATATAAAAAATTATTGGCTCAATAATAATACTGCTGCTACTTTCAAATATGCTAAACAAAAATATGGTTTTGGTTTGTTATTAATTCAATACTTATTAGTAGATATTCGAAATGAAATAAAAGAAAGACCTGAACAGACTCATTTAATTAATCCTACTATACATACATTCTATCATAAAAATGGAACTATTTTTGTTGGTAGAGCATATGATTTAAGACAAAAATATAATATGAGACATAGTAGTATTTGTTGTCTAATCAGCGGAAAATACAAATCCACAGAAGGTTGGAGTCTTTCTCCATATAATTTATTCAAGACAAAATGACCAATAACGAGAATCTTCTTTACCCTGCAACTTATCCCAATAAGCACATCTGGCAATATAAGATGGGATTTTATTTTTTCCACAATTCACCATCCAATGGCGTTCAGCCTTTTTATAGGTAGTTGATCCATTTTTACTCTTATTATACTTCAAATGTTCCATATCATACAGACGAAGCATATGAACATCCAAACACAATACCCTAGCCTCATTAGGATGAATCATTTCAAGAGCAAAACTAATCTTAGCAAGACCAATCCCACTAATCTTATTCAGAATACTGTCACGCTTCTTAACATGACCCTTCTTAGATGTAAAGTAAAAGTCTTTAGGATTAGCCCAAAACTTCTCACTAAAATCCCAAATATAGTTGGTGCGATTATTGTGAAGTCCAACGCCGCTCTTGTGGAGTTTATTTAGCAGAGTCTCTTTATTGTCAATCCACTCGTTAAAATTCTTGATAGCATTATATCCTGAGCAATTACCCTTCCAAGTGGTATGAACAGAGCAATAGGCAAAGAGATAGCGACGAAAAATATCCTCCGCATTCTGAGGACGAACACTCTCCCAGTATTCCTTGTATGAAACAACCTTATCTTTAGGGAAATTCTCAAAGAAAATATCGGCCTTAGTCTTATCCAAAGTATTATTCTGAACAGGAATAACAGAGTTCTCAACAATCATGGCTTTCTCCAAAAGTTTAATAGCACGATGCTACGATTCTACACTACAGGTATCGGTTTGTCAAGAGCCACTACTTGAATCTGATAGATGGGATTTTTAAATCGTGATCCCCTTTTTTACTATCATAATGCCACGCTTTCCTTCGTGTATTTTCTCAACAACATAATTACCAATTTCTTCAAACATTAATCTTAAACATAATGTATTAGGTGACCAAAAATTAGTTGGATCATTATTTAATGTTTTTTTTGGATGAAATTCCATCAATGGTTTATCAATTTCTAAATTTCGCATTGTAGTTTCTATAATTATTCTTCCATTATTATTTAATAGCTTATCCAATATTTCTAATGCACAATAAGGATTTTGAAGATGATAAAAAACTCCAGTAAATATGATAGAATCAAATGTTCCTAATATTTCAGGCGTCATATCTTCAATATATAAGACATGTTCTTTAACTTTAGAGTTCAAAATTTGTTTAGCAATATCAAATCCTAGTTTACATCTGCCCCTAGTTCCTTCCCATACAAATTTATCCACCGCTATAACCTCTGATGCCCCAGCCTGTTCTGCGTAAAACGCATAATATCCATCCCATGTTCCTACGTCTAAAACTCTTTTGTCTTTAAAAAAATCACTTGGAAACCATTGAGTTTTTTCTCTTTCGTGAACAATGGTGCTTTTTTCTCCTTGAGAAATTATACCATCACCAAAATCTATAGAGTGCCACCAATGGCGATATGAATCAACGAGTTGTTTTTTTTCTTGTTTATTCATAATTTTTTTCATCTATTTCAGCATTAAATTTACCAGTTTCATATCCTTTAGCATATTCTTTTATCATAATATCTATATCGTTTTCTTGTGTTACCTTTGTTAATAGACGATATGGATTATATTCTTTATTTGCGTAGCCATCAGTATATCCGTCAGTATAGAATTGGTAATTTGTAGTTTCGTCACTCATAAAGGTTCTCGCCTACTTAATATAGTATCCTAATTTATTGTCTATTTCCCAGTCTACTCCCTCATTGATACTTTTTTTAATTTCTTCTGGTATTGGATAGGCTTCTTTTTTAATTGGTGGCATGAATGTTGAATTTAATTCAAGATTATATTTTTTAGACCATTCAGTAAGTATACTCGTAGGATCCATTATAAAATCTTCATACTTGATTAGTTCATAATTAGTTACTAGTGTTGGCATTGTATATAATAAATATCTAAGTTTTTTACTTCTCATATCAAATATATTTTTGTAACGTTTTGGTAGATTAGAATAACCATATAAGTTATCAAGAAGATGCCCAGTTGTAAAATCTCTGTCATCCATGAATTCTCTACCATAGTCAACGTGTTTTGTGTTGTGTTGTATAGAATACCACTCATTTTTTACAAAACTTTCAATATTTTGATTGTCTGGAGGAATATGGTGTTTGGATTTATTTAAAGCCATAATCCAATCATAAGGATTTCTAACTATTCCAACGAATACAATATTACTGCTTGTGTTCTTAATTATTTTATCATAAAATCCAAAAAAATGTTTGTGTCCATATTTATCATTATAAATTTCTGCAATTGATGAATTAATTACAATAGTTTCAAAACAAGAAGACGTATATGATAAATGATAAGATTTTCCAGTCAGAACGGTTTCTAAATAATTAGTTCCACTGTTTCTTTCTCCGTATATTACAAAATATTTTTTTATCATTGATTTGTATATAGAAAAAATCGGCTACTAGGATTTAAGTACATATTATATCCTTCATCTCTGAGGCTTTTATGAAATGCAATATGTTCTGATCCTAAATTACCGTCGTATCTTCCTTTAAGAAATGCTTTTGTTTTATAAACAGCCAAACCCCCAAAACAAGAATAAAT